GGCAAGCGCCTTCGTGCCGAAGTTGTGAAAGGTTCAGCAACACCCATTGGCTTGTATCAAACTCTGTACAAGTATTCAGATGCCAATTGTGTGTTGGTGTTTGATGACTGTGACAGTATTTTGCTCGACGACGTGGCCTTGAACTTGCTCAAGGGTGCCTTGGACTCCGGCAAGAAGCGCACCATTTCATGGTTGTCAGAGAGCAGTGCTCTGCGCCGTGAAGGCATTCCTGATCGTTTTGAATTCAAAGGCTCGGTAATTTTTATTACCAACTTGAAGTTTGACACCATGAAGTCGCAAAAATTGCGTGATCACTTGGATGCATTGCAATCGCGCTGTCACTATCTTGACTTGACACTAGACACCATGCGTGACAAAGTGTTGCGTATCAAACAAATTGCCAAGGACGGCGTGTTGTTTGCAGACTATGATTTTGAAGAGTGTGTGCAGGACGAGATCGTTGAGTTCATGGAAGCCAATCAAGAACGCTTGCGTGAGATGAGCCTGCGCATGGCCCTGAAGATTGCGGACTTGCGCAAGAGCTTTGCAGGCAACTGGAAGCGCATGGCTGAAACCACTTGTATGAAGGCAGCCTAACATGGCTTGGCTTGCTGTGCTACTGTTAGTGTTTGTAGGTGATATTGTGTTAGCATTGTTATTGACATTTTTGCTTTTGATACTTGAATAAGGTTTACCCCGGGGATTGGTTGGCTCCGCCCCGGGTTTTTACACAGGCTCTTCGGAGCCTGTTTTTTTGACTTCTTGTTGCAATAAGTATATACTACAACAATGAAAGCACTGGCAATAGGATGTAGTTTTACAAAAGGACACGGGCTTAATATAGAACGCAATGATCCAAAATTGTGGACAAATCAATTGCTTGAACATATTGCACCCGGATGTAACGTAACCAATTTATCCAGTAGCGGTAAAAATAATCACTGGATTTTTACCGAGGCCTGTAGCGAGTTAATTCGTTGTGACTATGACATTGTGTTAATTGGATGGACTGATCAATCCCGATTGAATTTTACAATAGGGCTCGAAGAATATTCTACTGTTTCTATGTTAAACAATTTAGACGTAAACATAAATCCAAATATTACCATCCGTGGAAAAAATCTAAAAAAAATAGGCAATGAATTGCATCGTTTACAAAATGATCATTGGGCATTGTTGGATTTGGTCAAGTATGTGAATATTTTATATGATGCACAGGTAACATTTCGAAAAAAGACGTTGATATGTGTCAACAGTTTGTTGCATTTATCAACTGATTATTTTATTGAAAAAAGTTTTACAGCCCCTTGTGAACTATCAACATATCAACAACAACTACTCAGTGTCGAAACAAGAGACGATACCGATATTAAAAAGTTATATCAGATGACCCACCAACAGTATCAATACTACGGCGGCATAAAATCAGAAATTTGGTTAAATTTATACAAATCATTGCGTTCGTTGCAGATTGATGTTGTTTCTTCCGAGGACGAGCATCCGGGTTATCTCAGTCAAGATGTGTATGCAAAATATTTAATCAATCAGTTTGATCTAAACCAACACAATTACAATTTCAAAATATGACTTTTTGTTTTGCTCCGTGGACCAATGTTGATGTTAGCCCCGTGGGTGATATCTCACCTTGTTGCAAGTTTCTTACCGAATCCTACAATCAAAAATTCAACATTGGTGAACACACTGTACACGATTATCGCGGCAGTGCCTTTTTACAATCAATACAACAACAGTTTCGTGCAGGGCAGTGGCCTGTAGGTTGTACACGATGCCAGATTGAAGAACAAAACAACATCCCAAGCAAACGGCAATTGGACTTTGAACGTTGGCAATCCCATTACGCTGATTACGATATTGAACAACATGGTTTTATCACAGCCAGTATTGCATTTGGTAACACTTGCAATCTCACATGTATCACATGCAGTCCTCTCAGTAGCAGTCGTTGGCGACATGAATATCAAACCATTTATCTCAAAGATGTAAAGAACTTTCATTTTTACAAAGATAATTTTGTACAAGACTTTGTGCAATCGGCACCGCAACTGATACACATTGACATACCTGGTGGTGAACCTTTTCTCAGTGGTGTTGCAGAACAGAAAGCATTGTTACAACACTACATAGATACTCGCCAAGCCAGCAATATCACATTGCACTATACCACCAATGTCACAACATGGCCCGATCCAGAATGGTGGAACTTGTGGCAGCACTTCCGAGAAATTGACATGCAGTTGAGTATAGATGGTGTGGGGCAACGCTACAACTATATTCGCTATCCAGGAGATTGGAATCAAATACAACCCAATATCCAGAGATACTTGGAGTGCCAAAAACTACTGAATTTTCGACTCAGTGTGAGCCATACAGTGAGCGCATACAACATCTATTACCTTGACGAATTCTTTTCTTGGTGTTATAATACAGGACTACCTACGCCTTGGTTGGGTCGTGTACACAAGCCCGTACACATGACTCCCACTGTTTGGTATCAGTCTGCCCGGCAAGACATAGTGGATAAATTAAAAACCAGTCAATATCCTGAAGTGCAAGCCTGGGCAGGGTTAGTCGACAATACAGATCACAGCAATCATTTTGAAGACTTTAAGCATTATTTGAATGAACACGACCGGTACCGAGAACTGAATTTCAAACAAACGTTTCCTGAGTTGGCCAGATACATATAAAACTCTGTATGACGCAAAGTTGATTATTTTATGATTAAAATTTTATTTCCTCCAGGGTGCTATGGACATTATTTGGCTGGATGTTTGTATAGTTACACCAATCTAAATACTACCAATTTCAATTTTGAATTAGATCATAATGGCAGCAGTCATGCATTTTGGACACATAGCGATTGCAAAACAAAAATCATAAATCAACACTCATTTGGCGGCGGCGATATCTATGACGGTCCGACAGATACTGTAACAATCGTTCCTGAACCTGACCATTATCTTGATTATATCAACAATCAGTTTCATAAATTCTACAATCATGATCTTGACAGATTTTTAAAAGATAAATGGTGGCACGAAGATTTAAAATCAAAGTTATATACAGTATGGAACATTGAAGATATCAGCCAACCAATTCCTCAATGGATTTTGCGTGAGTATCATTCTTTTGTGTTTTTGGATTTTTTAAAAATAAATTATGACAGGGAAACTTACCTAAACAGCAAATGTGTAGCATCAATATCTGCGCAAGATTTTTTTGGAGACTTTGTTACAGTGGTTGAAAAACTCTGTCAAATATTAGATTTAAATCTAGACACAAAAAAATTAATTGATATGCACGAAATTTTTTTAAAAAAACAAATTTATCAAAACACTCAACTGCAAATTGATCAATGGGTCCAAGATCTTGTGTCGGTTGACACATCATTGTGCCTAAATCCTTGTAAGACATTTTTGGATGAAGTTTATGTGCAGGCAAAATTGCGAGAGCACGGATATGAAATTCATTGTACTGATCTTGAACAATTCCCTGAGACTTTTAATCAAATGAAAAAATTAATATATAAAATATGAAACAGGCAACTATAATAATCAAAGACGAAGTAAACATCAAGATTGAAGGCTTGGACTTGGATGCACGAAAAGCCTTAGTCAATGCTTTCAAATATGAAAACCCGGCTGCACGTTATTTGCCAGCAGTGCGACTGGGACGTTGGGATGGCAAAGTGGCCTACTTCCAACTGGGTGGATCAACTTATGTAAACCTGTTGCCCGAGATCATGCCCATCTTAGAACGACTCAACTATGATGTTGACTTGGATGACCAACGTGACTACTCAAACACATTCAACTTTGAACAAGTAACTGAAACAAGTTTTGCACATGTGACTTGGCCCCGGACACATCCGGCCGCAGGCCAACCCATTATGATGCGTGACTATCAAGTGGAAATTGTCAACAACTTCCTGGCCAATCCACAATGCATACAGGAAGTGGCCACAGGTGCAGGTAAAACTATCATGACAGCGGCCTTGAGCAATGCTATCACACCTTATGGACGTTCAATCGTTATTGTGCCCAACAAGAGCCTTGTGACCCAGACCGAAGCAGACTACAAGAACATGCAACAAGATGTTGGTGTGTACTTTGGCGACAGAAAAGAATACGGACGACAGCACACCATATGCACATGGCAAAGCCTAAACAACTTGCTGAAGAACACCAAAGCAGGGGTAGGCGACTGCACCATTGGTGAGTTTCTTGAAGATGTTGTTTGCGTTATTGTTGACGAAGTACACATGGCCAAGGCAGATGCACTGAAAACCTTGTTAACAGGGGTAATGTCGACAGTGCCAATTCGTTGGGGATTGACCGGAACAGTGCCCAAAGAAAAGTTTGAAAGTCAAGCCCTGCTGGTGAGCCTGGGTCCAGTAATAGGCAAGCTCAGTGCCAGTGAATTGCAACAGCAAGGTGTGTTAGCCAACTGCCATGTGAACATTGTACAACTAATTGATCACGTGGAGTACAAGGACTATCAAAGCGAACTCAAATACCTGCTGGAAGAGTCAGGGCGACTAGATACCATGGCTGACCTTGTGCGGCAAGTAAACGAAACTGGCAACACCCTTGTGTTGGTGGACCGGACCGAGTGCGGTAGGCAGTTGGTTGCAAGGCTGGGAGAAAAAGCAGTGTTTGTTTCGGGCGCAACCAAAGGAACAAAAAGGCAAGCAGAATATGATGAAGTGGCTGATGCAACTGATAAAATTATTGTGGCGACTTATGGCGTCGCTGCCGTGGGTATTAATATTCCTAGGATTTTTAATCTGGTCCTTGTTGAGCCTGGCAAGTCATTTGTTAGGGTTATTCAGTCAATCGGTCGTGGCATACGCAAAGCAGAAGACAAGGACCATGTTCAAATCTGGGACGTGACATCAACTTGTAAATTTGCCAAGCGTCACTTGACCAAGCGCAAACAGTTCTACAAGGAAGCTGCCTATCCATTCACACAAGAGAAGTTGGACTGGATGAAAATAGGTTGACATTTGCCACACAACCCTGTATTATAACAACATGCGAATATTAACCTTAGACAACATTCATTATGACCTAGATCATCTGCCTGAAGAAGTAGATGACATGCGGTTTGCCATACTAGACAATTCAAACCAACAAGAGCCAGACTATCACTTCATTCCACTAATCTTTTTAGAGAGCTTCAATGCACCTGCCTTGGTACTACGCATTGGAACCAACACCATCAAGATGCCCATGGACTGGCAAATACTCATAGGCGAGCCTGAAGTGGGCGACTTGGAAGTGTTGCCACTAACATCCATAAATGACCGTGGCTTCAGAGTGTTTCAGTTCAATCCACTCACAAGTTTCCGTCCAAGTTTTCCCGACATTGAAATCTTGGATGTATATCATGAGGTATCCTGGTATGCACCCAAATTAAAGAATGGGCAGTTACTGGCTGTGCCACTCAATGATGATCCAGATCCTGACTGTGTGTACTTTGTCAAAGACATCAGTCGCAACTGTGAGATAGTAGACTACAACAAGAGTTGGTAATATGCCTTATACTGAACCGCAATTATTTGAAACAATCAATCGTTTGGCCAAGATCTATTTGGAAAGTTATCCAGAAGATCAGGCGGGACTAGAAAGATTCCTGCGCTGGGCACACAATCAATATGGCTACAAGTATGGGAACTCTTAAGCCAGGGGCCACTCTCATTTATGAACGTGTGGGCAATGAAGTGTATGCACGTGAGTGGGGTGCAGACCCCAGTACCAGAGAACTCATGGGCTACAGTTATGATCCGGTAACTGGTCATCACATTGATTACGATAAGCGCACCAGTGATGGCAGGCCCTTGGTTGATCATATGCGTGAAGATAAAATGTGGGGCGACATTCGGCGACTAGCAAAAACCAATCCTGCTTTACAAGACGCCCTGGAACGTGCTATAATGATATACCGACTAATCAAAGTAGACAAATGAGCGACAAACTAAACATTGTGAATGAGATGCGACAACTGGATCGCAAGAACAGAAACTTCTATCGTGATCTCACAGACGAGGAACGCAAGAAGTTTTCAAACTATCTTATGATTCGTTGGGCCAGTTGTGTAGAAGGTTCAAGAGAACTGCAAGAGTTTTATTTGATCTCCACCAACGAACGACTGAACAAACACTTTTTTAATATTAACAAGCATCCTGAACTGCAATGGTTGTGCGCCACAGCAGTGAGTCCAGACATGGGCACACCCAGACACAACTGGATCTCGCCCAAGAAAAAAGAAGCAGGCGCAGGTGCAAGCACGATTAAAAAGCAGTTGGCAGAGCTATTTCCCACATACAAAGAAGATGAAATAGCCATGCTGGCTTCAATGACCACAAAGAAAGAACTTGATCAATACATCCGAGACCATGGCAGAGACACTAAGTGAACTCACTTGCGGCTACTGCAAGAAAACATTCAGACGTGCAGAAAGTCTTGTGGTGCATTTGTGTGAGCCCAAACGCCGCCGCCAAGAACGCAGTGAACGTGGTGTTGAACTGGGCTTTCAATCATACTTGCGATTCTATGAGATTGCACAGGGCTCAGCTAGACTCAAAACATTTGATGACTTTGCAGACTCACCGTACTACCGAGCCTTTGTAAAATTTGGTAGGTACTGTGTGGCCACTCGGGCCATCAACCCCAGACAGTTCACTGAGTGGTTGTTGAAACACAACAAAAAGATCGACAACTGGGGCAGTGACAAAATCTACACTGAATACTTGCTGGACTATCTAAAAGTAGAAGCAGTGGCAGATGCCTTGGCACGAGCAGTGGAGTTTGGCATAGACTGGAGTGAGAAACATTCAGCACCTGCTCATGATTGTCTGCGTTATGGCAGTACACATGCCATGTGTCATGCCATCACAACCGGACGCATCAGTCCCTGGGTGATATACAACTGTGAGTCAGGACAGAAGTTTCTAGGTGAACTCACAGCCGATCAGGTGTCAATGATATGGCCCTACATAGATTCAGACGTATGGCAAAAGAAGTTCTCAGACTATGCCGCAGATGCTGAATACGCAAAAGAAATACTGAAACAAGCAGGATGGTAACATGAACTACAATAAACCTTGGCATAGATTAAACATCAGTATTGAAAATGCGCTAAAGAAAGAATTTGATTTCAAAGAATTTTATAATAACAGTTCATTTGCTGGACAGCCCGGTGGCCTTTGTCTATTTAATAATCAAACCATGCATGATTTATTTTCTGCACCGTGGTTAGCATACATGAAAGAACTTGGACTTGAAGTGGGAAGTTGCAATGTATTTTACAGAACTCCGCACTATATTCATCCACAGGCACATGTTGACACTTTTCGTGATTTCAGTCCAACATTATATGGGTTAAATTGGACTTTAGACGCCAATGATGACAGTGACATGGTATGGTATGACCCACCACAAGATGTTGGTGAGTTTGCTCTTGCTAGTGGTATAAAAACCAAACTTTACGACATGAAGTTGATACAGGATTATGAATTGTCCAGGGTGTGTATTGGCAGTCAACTGACACTGGTCAATGTTACATATCCGCACAATGTTATTGTGCGTGAACGAGAGCGTTGGGCAATTAGTGTGAGGCTCACACCCGAAGCCAATGCAGGTATCAACAGTTGGGCCGATGCTGTTGACAAATACCAATCTTTTATTTTAAACTAACACATGAGGCAAATATGATAGGTAATATTAATCAAACCGGCAAGTATATTGCAGTCACCGGCGGCCCTGCTAGTAACTATGTCAATAACAGCAATTACATGAGTGTTGGACAATTACAATACAACACCAACAATCAACGACTGGAAATGTACAACGGTACCAGTTGGCAGCCACTTAATCTGGGGCAGTACTATGTTGGATTGAATCCTGACGCTGAACATTTACTTGACTGGGTAAAGAAAAAGCGTGACGAAGAAGTAGAAGCACGACGCATGGCCGAAGATTATCCTGCTGTGGCAGACGCCTTGGATGCTGTGCGTGAGTCCGAACAACAATTAAAAACCATTGTGGCGTTGTGCAGAACATGAGTGCAGACATTGACATTGACGTTCCGGATCGTTCAAAGATATTGGAACTGATCCAGCACACACCTGCTAGGCAAGTTGTGGACGGCAAGGTGCGTCGACACAATTCTGGCATCTACATCACAGACATTCCCCAAGATCCCGAACACGGCTGTGCAGCCATAGACTATGAGACAGCAGAACAGCGTGGTTATTTCAAAATTGACTTGTTGAACATGAGTGTGTATCAGTTGATACGTGATCCTGCACACTACGAAGCCATGTTGTCAGCAACACCTCCATGGCAGCGACTATGGACAGACCGACCCTGGGCCTCTCAGTTGGTTCACGTGGGCAACTATGTGGATTTGATGGTCTCAATGCAACCTGACTCGATACCCAGGATGGC